TTGATACATTGAAAGATGAGCGACGTGACAATGCTAAAGTCGATGCTGGAAAGACAAGAGTATTTTCTGCAGGCCCACAACATTTTGTTGTAGCCTTCAGAAAATATTTCTTACCTTTTGCCGCATGGCTTATGCATAATCGTATTGACAATGAAGTTGCTGTTGGAACAAATCCGTATTCAGTAGATTGGGAACGTATAGCGAAAAGATTAAAATCAAAGGGTAAGCATGTTATTGCAGGCGATTTTGGAAACTTTGATGGTTCGCTGGTTGCTCAAATATTATGGGCAATTTTCTGGGAAATTTTTGTGCCTTGGCTCCAACAATTTAACGACTTATCAACTTCTGAAGGCGTAGACGTTTTGAAAATATGTTTGGGTCTTTGGACTCATCTCGTACATTCAGTTCACATATTTGGAGATAACGTTTACATGTGGACTCACTCACAGTTATCCGGAAATCCTTTTACTGTAATAATTAACTGTTTATATAATTCCAGCATTATGCGTGTTGCTTGGATCAGAATCATGAAGAAAAATAATCCCCATTGGATGTCGATGAAATGGTTTAGAAAATTTGTTGCAATGATTGCATATGGAGATGATAATGAGTTAAATATTTCAGAAGAGGTTATCGACATTTTCAATCAAGAAACTATAAGCGAAATAATGAAGGAAATGAAGTATGAGTACACAGATGAAGCAAAATCAGGAAATATTGTGAAATCACGTTTGTTGGAGGATACTTTCTTTCTCAAGCGTGGTTTTCGGTTTAGCCCAGAATTACAGCGCACTGTAGCTCCGTTGAAAATAGAAGTGATTTACGAGATGTTGAATTGGACGCGAAACACAATTGATCCAGATGTTATTCTCATGTCAAATATAGAAACAGCTTTTCGCGAGATAGTTTACCACGGACGCGATGAATATAATAAATTACGAAATGGCATTATGAAATTAATTGACGACTTACCGGCTATACCACAAATTCTTACGTACGAACAATATTTGCACGATATTAAATATTTGGCAGATGAAATTTATGATTTTTAAGGTTAAAATGTGATCTTGCTTTCTTATATAAATTTTAGAGGTTAAGCGAAAAAGAAAGTAGTGCTATTTTAATAACTAGGTTAATTATTTAATTTTACCGCCCAGGATGCCTAGTGGCAGCCCCACAATATCCAGGGTACCCTCTATGCGATAATATAGGTTAGGTAGTCATATTATCAAAGAAATTTACCTGCTACATTTCAAAATAATAACACACAAATTGAAAACGAAGATAGAGCAATTACAACAGAACAAAGAGAAATTGTGCACTTTTCTAGTGAAGGAGTTACCCCCGCGACTATTGCTGTCCCTGATATCGTCAACCTTTCAACTGATTATCTGTCAATGACGGCTCGCGAAGAACGAATCCACACTATTAAAGACTTTCTCTCCCGACCAATAATTATTTCTACCGGTTTATGGTCTTCTACTGATGACACAGAGACCCAACTTTACACAGCAAATTTTCCAGAAGTTTTAATTGCAAATTCCATGTATCAAGAAAAGTTGTGTGGTTTTGTTGGTTTGCGTGCTACTTTAGTAATAAAGGTGCAAGTAAATTCTCAGCCATTCCAACAAGGACGATTGATGCTCCAATATTACCCTTATGCTCAGTATATGCCTAATCGCGTTGCCTTGGTCAATGCCACCCTCCAAGGAAGATCAGGTTGTCCGCGTACAGATCTCGATCTGAGCGTTGGTACAGAAGTTGAAATGCGCATACCATACGTATCACCACATGTCTATTATAATTTGATAACAGGTCAAGGTTCTTTTGGTGCTATATATCTCGTTGTATATAGTCAGTTAAGAGATCAGGTGACAGGCACTGGCTCAGTTGAGTATACTGTATGGGCACACCTTGAGGATGTGGATGTACAGTATCCAACTGGTGCGAATGTGTTTACTGGTAGCGCTCCCAATTTTGCTAGTATCGGACAACAAATTAGTGAAGGCAAATTTACTGAACGTGATATGAGAAATCTTTGGAGCTCAAAAGCATACGCAAAACAACCAGACAAAATTTTCGCCCAAGTAGCGTCAGAGATCAAAGAGATGAAGGAACATGGCACAATTAGTAGTGGTATAGGACAAGTTTCCGAAGGCCTCAATACCATGTCCAAAATTCCCATTCTCGGAAATATGTTTACTCGACCTGCTTGGATTTCAGCACAGGCCTCAAATATTTTTAAAATGTTAGGATTCTCTAAACCCACCACCCAGAGTCTACCATGTGAAACTAAACTGCGAGGTCAAAATCGAATGGCTAATTTTGATGGTGCAGACACTTCACATAAATTGGCACTATCCGCTCAGAATGAATTGGAGACCAAATCTGGTCTTGCCGGAACTTCAGCAGATGGAATGAACCTCTCTCATGTTTTGTCAATTCCAAATTATTGGGATAGGTTTACATGGTCTACCACGGATACTACTAGTACCACCTTGTGGGATAATTATGTGACACCATTTAAAGTAAAGCCATATTCAAGCACAGTTACAGATAGATTCAGGTGTACTCACATGGGTTACGTCGCCATTTATTTTGGATATTGGCGTGGCTCTATTGTGTATACCTTTAAATTTGTAAAAACACAGTTTCATTCAGGTAGATTGAGAATTAGTTTCATTCCATTTTATTTCAATAGTACAATTTCAACAGGTGAACCAGATGTTTCAAGAACTCAGAAAATTATTGTTGATTTACGAACCTCAACAGAAGTATCGTTTACAGTACCCTATGTTTCATCGCGACCATGGATGTTTTCAATTCGGCCCGAATCAGCTTGGCTTGATACAAACAGTGCTCTCATGTATAATGCTGTTACAGGTATTGTACGTGTCGAAGTCTTGAATCAATTAGTTGCTGCAAATAACGTTTACCAATCTGTGGATGCCATTGTTGAAGTTTCTGGTGGACCCGATTTAACTTTTGCTGCTCCCACTTGCCCAACTTACGTACCATATAGTGGTGAATTTACAGCTGCAGATTCTCGGGTTGCTAAGAAGCAACATAAACAGGAATACAGTAATGAAACAAACGAAACAGCGCCACGAGGCAAACGAGATGTAGATGAAGTTGATAAAATTTTCGCGCAAGTTATGGGTGAAGATGAAGCTATACCACGAAATTTAGCTCAGCATGGCGTGCATCCTATGTCAATAGATACACACAAGATTGATTCCAACTGGTCACCTGAAGCCCATTGTATTGGTGAGAAAATTATGTCTATTCGCCAGCTGATTAAGAGGTTTGGATCTTTCTTCAATCTAACTTTATCAGATCTCAACCCTGCAATAGTAATAGCACCATTTTCATTTCAAGAACCCGTTGCAGATTTAACTTCCAGTAAAACAATAACACAATTAGAATACTACTATTTCTTATATGCTTTTTGGCGTGGATCTATGCGTGTAAAGGCTGCTGTTTTCAATTCAGATGGCAGCGAAGCCCCCACAAGTACTCCAAGAGCCTCAAGCAATATTTGGAATATTGGTTTGATCAATAGTTTGCAAGATACTTTCAATTCATTAGTCGCCCGGTTTACTGCTGGAGGAGTCCCTGTACAAGTAACAACAGCACTGACAAATCCAATGGTAAATATGGGCAATTCAAATATCGCAGTAGCATCAAACATCGAAGGTTTAGTTGAATTTGAAGTTCCATATTATAATGTTTCACATATTTCACCTGCAACACTTTACACAAACACAGAACGCCCAGTTGAAATTTCTAACGTTTTGAAAGGCCACATACCACCAGC